ATATATCTTCTTACCATTGCTATACCGTGGTTCTACACCGCGATCAGCAAGGACTCGTGCAGCGTCCTTGAAGTCTGCCATCCTGGGATTATTGATCCCCATGTCTCTTAGCAGGTGCGTCATCTGTACTGGTTTGGTGTCTGCACTCTTAAACCGTATGTATTGTAACAGTAGGTCCTCGACCGCACTTTGCGTTCTAAAGAACTCATTGCTATCCTGCAGCATAGCGCGCTCTTCGCTGGTAAGAAACCAAGACTTATTCTTAGCCTCGTACATAGTCTCTTTGATCTCTGCCCATACCTGCTGCATGTTCAGACCATGCCGCCAGTCTATCTCAGTCACCGGTACAACCCAGAACCGTCTGTTGCCGCTGGTATCAATCAGGAATTCCTTCTCATTAACACTGGCATAGAATGCTGTGCGCCGCTGGTAATTACTAAACGCCCTATCATAGGGTAGCCGCAGCTCATCACTACGCTTGGTTAGAAACGCCTTGAGCTGGTCAATATCCGCACGTTTAAACGTACTGCCTAGCTCTCCGAGCTCACAGATCCAGTGGCTAACACACTGCTTTACACTGTCCTTATCCTGGGGGTTGAGTGTCGCACCCTCCAGCAGCCAGTCCTTATTGGGTGCCAGGCTACCAAACCACTGCGTCTTTCCGACGGCCTGAGCGCCCTGGAATACCAGGATACCCTCCAAATTAGCTCCGCCCTCCTCGCACGCTGCAGCCACACAACCTAGCAACCACTTCTTCATCAGCATCTCTTTAAGCGGCTCATTAGGACTCTTAATAGTGTCCAGGAACATCTGCAGCCTGGTCTTACCATCCCAGTGCACACTCTCCATCCACTCCTTAACCGGATTGTACTCCCTAGCCAGCAGCTTGAGGTTGAACCGTACCCTCTCATGGGGGATACCCATCCTAATACAACGATCCTCAATCTCAATGATTGCCGCATCATCCTTCAAGTCAGCGATAAACTTCTGGTTGGGGATCTCAATCTCGATAGCCTTCTTGATGACGTTGTAGTCTACTTGGATCTGATTCGTCACCAGGACGCCGCGGTGATTGTCTTTAGTGTGTAGGTAACGACCATTGCTGTTGCGCTCAAAATCAAACTCTTGGGGTATCACAACCTCCTGCAGCGACGGCATAACCTCACCCTGCAGCGCCTCTTTGTGGTCATTGTAATCACCCTTGGACTGCGGCATAAATACCTCAGCCTGGCCACCCCCAGATTTAATGACCTGGGCAGCCTTGATTGCTTCCCTCTCGCCAGTCGCATTGTCATCAAAGTCAGCTATGATGACATGCTTAGCCTGGGCAAAATGTCCGAATATAACCTCGGCAACCGGCGCTAAGTTGTACGCATCAAAGCTCACTACCACCGGCTGGTTCATATCCTGGTAGTAACTGGCAGCAGTGGCATACCCCTCACAGTAGTTAATAGTGTGGGCATCCTTCATCAGCTCCTGGCCTATGATAAAGAAGCTGGCCTTCTTCTTGGAGCCCGTCAAGAACATCTTGCCGCCATCATCGTCAATATACTGCAGTCCAACGATTGTGAGCGCCTGGTCCAGCAGCGGAACCATCATCCGACCATCAGTATGCTGCTTGATGCCGTGGCTCTTTACGTTCTTTTTAACCAGGTAAGGATGATCGATACACTCAGCAGCAGCGTCCCAGATATTCTGGCTGCGCTTAGCTGCCCTGTTGTTACGCTCTTCCTTCTTAGCCTGAGCTTCATCCTGCAGCACCTTGATCTCTTCGCGCTGCTCGTCGGTCATCTTGTAGTTACCGCTGTTGTTTGGGCGCCAGGTAGCTGTAGGATTAGCACTGTCGATACGATAATCACCGCACCGACCAAAAGGAATTGTCTGATCTGCCCAGAATTGATACCAGCCGGTAAGTTTATGCTTACCATCAACGTCCATATAAGCCCGTCCAATGCTGCCATCAACCAGCAGACCCTTCTTGTGGTCCAAGCTCAACCCATTGGTGGCCAGGAACGCCTCAAATTCTTGTCTGAAGTTGCCCGTTATGGGCCTAGATTTATCTTTGTGGTTCGTTGCACTGACTAAAAATGACATTTATCTTGATACCTCCGTTAGAATGTGTAGAATAGTGCAAAGAGTTACAAACAACAACCCATAAACAAGAGGAATTGCAAAATGGCACTTACAGCAAGCGCAGGAAGTGGTGGAGAATCAAGTTTTGAGACCGTCCCACCAGGCTCATACGAGGCTATTTGCTATCGACTTGTCGATGCAGGCACAGCCGAAGAAGACTATAAAGGCGAGATATCCAAGAAGCATAAGATTTATATCTTCTGGGAAATCCCTGAACTCACGCTTTCCGACGGGCGGCCATATTCTATCTTTCATGGCTACACCTTGTCACTCAACGAAAGATCTAATTTGCGGCGTGACCTCCAGGCTTGGAGAAACAAGCCTTTTACTGAGGATGAGCTGCAGGCATTTGACCTAACCAAGCTGTTAGGTGTTACCTGTAAGATCAACGTGGTCCTTAACAGTAACGGAAACCCTAAGATAGACGGCATTTTCTGTTCTGACGGTGGTGCCAAGAGAGTAGAGACAACCAACCCTACCTCAGTTTTTGACCTGGAAGAATACTGCAAAGAATTCTCCGGTGAAGCCTCTGAGACCAGCAAGGCGCAGTGTGACGTTTATGAAGAGCTCCCACGCTTCATTCAATGGAGAATCGGCGGTTGTGATGAGGCTGACAAAGATCCTGTGCGACCATGCTTTGAAGTGGCAGCAGCGCAAAAGAAAGGTCAACCAGCACCTGTTGCTGCAGCACCTCAGCGAACAACTGGGTTAGAAGCGATGGCAAAAGACCAGGCTAAAGCTGCAGTAGCTGCCGCAGAAACAGCTAAAAATGAACCATTAATTGATGATGATATTCCATTCTAGGAGGACTTATGAAGGTTCAATTAAGTGCGGACGAGGCTAACAGACTGCTGGTAACTCAGCGGTCTTTAGGTCTAAGCAATGTTGCTATGGCAGAACACCTAGGTGTAAGCCCTGGCGTTTGGAGTAGAGCATTAGACGGGAAGAAGGTCAGGATCGATAGCTACAAGAAGCTGACTGCAATCCAGGTTGATTTCCAAATGGGCGATGCCCACGACATGGTGAACTCACCAAGCCATTATGCTGACTCATCCATAGAATGTATTGACGCTATGGTGGCAGCCTTTGGTCAGGAGCGGGTCCAGGATTACAGTGAGATTGCAGCCTTTAAGTATCAATGGCGCTGCGGGAAAAAGTTGTACAACGATGCCAACCAGGATAAAGCTAAGTCCGTTTGGTATCTCCGTTACTCAATGGGGGATGACCCCAGGGAAGATTAGTATGGATTTTAAACCAGGTATTTACGAAGACCTTGATTACCCTACCTATGACTCGATACCAGCTTGGAGGTCCCACGACCTGACCTCTATTGCTAAATGCCCATTCACCTGGAAGAACCGGAAGTTCAACAACTCCCCCGCTCTAATGGAGGGCAGGGTGCAGCACACCGTGTTCCTGGAGCACCACAAATTCCACGATGAATTTGCCCTGGAGCCTAACGTAGACCGGCGCACTAAGGTTGGCAAGGATGAGTACGCCGACTGGCTCTCTACGGTTGGAGATCGAACACCTTGCAAGCAAGATATGTATGAGGTGTGCATGGAAAGGCGCGAGGTGGTGGCAGATTTCATTCCTAAGCCAGAGCACCGTGTTGAGCTAACCCTTTGTTGGGAATGGCTGGGGCAGCCTTGTAAGGGCAAATTAGACTGGCACACTGGCACTGACATCTGGGATCTAAAGACATGCCGAGACGCATCTCCCAGGGGATTTAAATCTGCGATCAATACCTTTAAGTATCACCAGCAGGCAGCTTACTATATTGCTGGCTGCCGAGCTGTTGGTCTACCGACTGCAAAGTTTTATTTCTTAGCCCAGGAGAAAATGGCGCCCTATCCTTTTGCGATCTACACACTGTCAGACGAAGCGATAGCCTATGCTGACGCTAAGAATGAACAGTCTTTAGCGATTGGAATGGCCTGCAGGGAGAGCGATATCTACCTGCCGTATAACCAGGATGGAATCAAGGAGTTTGATGTCGGTGATATTTACTGAGGCAGAGCAGCAGAAGGAGGATCTTTGGGCGCAGCAGAAGAAGTATCATGCTGCCAGGATGACCTGGAAGAGAAGAATGCAGATAGTGCCCAGCGGTAAACGCACCTGGGCCCAGTGG